GGGTACATTTGCTGCTGATAATAATGCTACTGAGTTGGTGTTTAAAACAGGTGCTAGTGCTGCTGCTGATACTAAGATGGTTATTACGAGTGGCGGTAACTTGCTTTTGGGAGCTACCGCATACGAGGGGTCTGCCAGTTCTAACGCATCTAGTGCCTTTTTAGGCGCAAATGGCTTCATCTCCGCTAATGTCACAGATGACTTCGGTTTGCAGGTTAATCGGACGGGAACGGATGGAGCGCTTTTCAACTTGAGGAAAAACGGCGCCGATGTGGGGGCTATTAACACAACTAACTCTGCCAGTGTTGTTTCTTTAACAGGCACAAGTTCTGGCGGCGGTATAGCCGTGAGCAAATCTAACGCTAATGTTTTCCCTGCCCGTCCCGCTGGTGTCATAGACAACACGCTAGATTTTGGCAGTAGCAGCTACCGTTGGGACGACATCTTTGCCACCAACGGCACAATTCAAACCTCTGACCGCAACGAAAAGCAAGACATAGCCGCACTTACTTCAGCAGAAATGCTGGTAGCAAAGCGTATCTCAGCATTATTTAAAACATTTAGATGGAAAGACAAAGTTGCAGCCAAGGGTGATAATGCAAGAACTCACTCAGGCATTATAGCTCAAGACGTACAAGCTGCATTCACAGCAGAAGGCCTAGACGCTGGTGACTACTCACTGTTTATCTCCAGCACTTGGTGGGAGCATGACGTTGATGTTGCTGCGGTTGAAGCAGATGACACTGTTACTCCACCCATAGAAGCTGCTGATGCTTACACCCGCACAGATAATTATGACACAGAAGATGCGGCACCGTCAGGTTCAACATCAAAAACACGCCTAGGTATCCGTTACCCTGAGTTGCTGTCATTCTTAGCGGCATATAATGAGCAGCGGTTTGCATCTATTGAGACACGCCTGACGGCATTGGAAGGATAATTAATGGAGTTTAACTGGACAGTAGTAACAATTGTAGGGGCATTGCTTGCGCAAGGTGCTGCTGTTGTTTGGGCTGTCTCAGGCATGGTGTCTGACATTGAGTACAACAGGTCTAGCATATCTGAAATTCAATCTAGTAGTGCTAGATTATCTAGTGAAGTACATGAGAATGACGTAATGATTGCTCGTATAGATGCTAATGTCACCGCTATTAAGGAGGCGTTAAATGTGGTTGCCAACAATCACGCACAGAGATAGCTAAATGATTGACCCTATTACAGCTTTTGCTGCGGCTAATGCAGCATTCAAGGGGGTCAAGATGCTTGTTGGCGCAGGCAGGGAAATACAAGATATATCAGGTCAGCTTGGTGCTTGGTATGGTGCTGTTGCAGATATAACTAGGGCTGAATCACAGCGTAAGAACCCAACATTCTTAGATAAGTTATCTCAAGGCGCTGAATCCATAGAGCAAGAAGCTATGGATATAGTTGTAAGAAAAAAAACCTTAGTAGAAAAAGAAAAAGAAATTAAATTCATGTTAGACATGCGATTTGGTTTCGGTACTTACGATGAGATGCTTGATATGCGTAGACAAATACGCAAGGACAGAGAGAAAGAAGTCTATGCTGCGATGGAATCTAAGAGACAGATAGCTAACAACATGGCTATACTTGGCTTGTCTATCTTAATCATAGGTATCTTAGGCGGCGGTTTTTATATGGTGGCTTTAGTTATATGAACACTTTAATCCCCCTTGTTTTAGCAAGTTCTTTGCTTAACCCTGAGTATGTTACATGCCACTTATGGAAGTATGTAAAAAATAATGACGAGATTCTATGCTTATACTCTGGTAAGAATGGAACGCTTGGTTATCATTACCCAACTATTAGTTTTCGTGAATGTCCAAAACAATTTGAATGCCTTTATCAACCGAACTCTAAGGCTAAGGTTAGCCTTAAAGACATCTTGAAAGGATTGTCAGATGGATTTTAAGAAAGTGCTAGAGTATAAAATACTGCCGCGTTGCATGATGTTAGTAATGACTGTCATGTATATTCGTTGCATTGAGTGGGCGCTTTCAATGCCTGATCTATCTTCACAACAAGCTGGTTTAATTTCTGTAGTTACAGGTGCAATGACAGGAGCGTTTGCCGTATGGCTTTCGCATGAGAAATGATAGGTCAACTAATAGGTAGTCTCACTGGTTTAGCTACAAGTATTATTGATGGTAAGACTCAACTCAAACTAACTGAAGCTGAGATTAAAAAGAAACAGCTTACTGGTGAGATTGATTGGGACTTGGCTGCAATGCAAGCCACAGAAAACTCATGGAAAGATGAGTGGATTACCTTACTCTTTAGCATCCCTCTTATCTTGGCATTCTGTGGTGATTGGGGCAATGACATTGTAGCTCGTGGCTTTGAAGCATTGGAAGTAATGCCTCAATGGTATCAGATTGCGTTAGGTGGGATCGTATCAGCAAGTATAGGAATGCGGTCTGTTAGTAAATTCTTTGGAAAGAAATAGGGAAATCTTATATGGAATATAGATTAGGTAAGCGAAGCGTTCAGAGATTAAGCACTGTGGATGAGCGTCTTCAACGTGTGGTGCGTGGTGCTATTGAGATTACAGATCAAGACTTCTCTGTGATTTGCGGCATTAGAACTAAGGCCGAGCAGACTAAGCTCGTTGCTTCTGGTGCGTCACAAACTATGAAGAGCAAACATCTTGATGGGTTAGCTGTTGATCTCATGGCTTATAGTGGAGGTGGTAGATGGGAGTTAAATTTGTATGATGAGATTGCAGATGCAATGAAGGCAAGCGCGAAGGTTGAAGGTGTACAGCTTAGATGGGGTGCGGCATGGCACATTAATTCTATTGGTGATTGGCCTCAATCTTCTGAGGAAGCAATGAATGCTTACATAGATTTGCGTAGATCACAGGGACGCAGACCATTTATAGATGCACCGCACTTTGAATTGATTGTATAAAAAAGGCGGCATCAGGAGAATGGAGAACTCTGACGCCGCCAGTTAAGCAGGTGTGCTTCACAGGGAGAAAGGTGAATAGACTCGTATTATCACATAACCCCTAGTGTGGCAACACTGCCTTTATATCTGTGACCACCAATCATTAGGTATGGGCTCTTCTTCTTTGTGATCTTCTGGCTCTAGTTTATATGCATACAAACCATTGCCATCGTATCGCCTTGATACAGTACGAAAACCAAACTTCTTTTTTCTTAGGTCTCTGATCGCAGCACTAGCACTTGCTTCTGGCGCACCAGTTGCACTGCTTAATTCAGATAGTGTAACCCAATCGTTTCCCTCCATGTATTCTTTTACTTTGTGTAACTGTGGCATGAGCCTGTTGAAATCACGCTCATGCACATAGTCATCTCCATCAAAGTGAGGTTCGTTATCCATTAGAAAGGAATCTTATCTTCTATATCTAATGGCGGTACTGTTGATGGACTATCAAAATCAATCATTACTTTTGATGGACTATCAAAATCAATTTGTGGAACTTTTACGTTATCAAGACCTGCTGGTTGCTGCTGCTGTGTTTCTGTTACCTGCATAGACATATAGCTGCTTGTTTCTTTAACCTTCTTCCATCCAGCAATCTTAAACTTACTGTTATCTATTGGGCCTGAGTAATCAGGAGCTTTTTTATTGCCATTCTTATCATTTTCAAACATAACGCCCAGCTTTTGATAGACCTCTACGATCTTCATGCCTGCTTTGGTTTGGTCAGCAACTAAGATAACCTTCTTGTCGTTGCCATCTACATTTAACTTGCCTTGTAGAATCATGCGCTGTGTATCAAATGGTTTGAATGCTGCGCCTGTGTTAGTGTTGTCATATTCTGCCATGCTTTTGGCTCCTTTAGTTACCAGCTACTACCCGCTGATTTGGTTCCGCTATCTGCGGCATACTTATTGCCATCCATCTTCCCAAGAAAGACATCGGCGTTGAACCCTAAATGAGATAGGGCTTTGGTTAGGCCATCAGTGATAGCCATCTTTGGTGCATCCTCTGCAAGCCTGCCTTTGGTTGCATCAAAGAACTTACGGCATCCACTGAAGGGGCCGAAAGCGTTTATCAATTCACCGTGCCATATCTGTACGTCTGCAATTACAGCAGTGTCTCCGTTAGATAGGTTGATAAATCGTGTGTTGTTAATCCAGCCCCAGCCCTCACCGACAGGGCCGAACTGTTCTGTAGCGCACCGCACCTGATACATAGGATCAATGGCTGTAAAGCTACGTGATCCAAAGCTAACTTGTTTAAGGAACTTAGGGTCTGATGTTTCTACCTTGTTCCATATGTTTAGGTTATCCATTTGTGCTCTCCTTTCTAGTTGCAATTCTTAATGATCCGCGCTTGTCTCTGCGTATAGTTAATAGATCGCAGTATACTTCACGCTCGTTATCGCTCACCATTTCTTTAAGACTTTTCTTAGCTGTATCAAATGATTTGGCGTGTAGCTCATTGCATATGTAATCATAAGCAACAGACTTGAATTGATTGTCATGATTGGCATCACGCTTAACCATATCATCAACAGGTATCTTGTCTGTCTTGATGGCATGTGGCTGATCATAACCTAATGGCTCTGTGTTTGTATCAACATAAGACCAGAACTGTTTGACCGCAGTCATCATGAGATTAAAGTATGACTCGCTCCATGCAACGTGTGAGCATTCCCATTTGTTGTTGCCAAAGAAAGCAGAAAGATAACAGCCATCCTTCTTAGCTAGTGCCATGTAGCACTGCAACTGGGGCATGTAATAATCAATCAGCTTATCCATAGTATTGTATGAATTGGTATGCTTGCACTCAACAATAGAGTTGCGACACATGCCATCAATCGTACCTTTCATAGGTACTTTATTTATAGTGCGCTCGTATTCGTATTGATTGCTGTGTACCAGATAATCATTGCCATCACGCGCTGGCATGTTTTCCTCAAACCACTGGGTGTTGAATGACTCAGTGTAACTACCCATCCGTACTGCTAGGTTGCCCGACAAGTCTTCGCCCTGTGTTCTGCCTGTCTTGATCTCCCATAAAGGATACCAATCACCTTGCATAATTTTAACGCAGTCGGAACCGCCTATAAATCCTGTTCGTCTCATGTGATTCTCCATTCTCCATGAATTATTTATGCTGCATGCGCGCAGTAGTGTCAACAACTATTCTTAATAACTCATTAAGAACAATGATCTGCTCGCTGCGCCATTGGGATATACTCGCATCTTGCTTTCTTCCACCGTCCCGATCTAGCTGCATTTCTGTCAGTTCCTGCAGCCGAATCAGTCTCTTCTCCAAAGCGCCAATCTTGTTTAAAG